GTTATGATACTGGAACAACAGATGATGACATACTTGACTTTACAGAAAGAAATCCATTCGGAGAAATTGATGAATAGACTAGACAAAATATTTAAATTAAAACCATCAAATATTCCTTGGAGTGAATATGAGTTGCCAGAAAATGAAAAGACTTTAACTATTTGGCACGACCCAAAATTTCAAAGTAGACCAGGCAAATTAAATGGTATGTATGGTCACAAATGGACTAAAGAAGAATTAAAAAAAATGTCTGATAGTAAAAAAGGTCAGATAGGTAGAATGTTTAAATGGAGAATAACAACACCCGAAGGTAAAGTAATTGTTAGAGAAAATTTAGTACAATTCTGTAGAGATAATATTGGTGACAATGGTTGGCAGAATCTAATTCAAAGGGGCAAACATATAGGGTATACTGCTAAAAAGTTAGGTAGAGCATAATGTTTGGAACTCATTTTTATAACGAAGGATTAAGAAAGTTAACCATTGCTTTTGGTCAATTGTTTAACAATATAGTTATTCAAAATACTAGTAGCACAGGTGCTGTCACTAGAAGAATAAAGGTGCCATTAGCATATGCACCTAAAGAAAAGTTTTTAGCGAGAATAGACCAGCAAGCTAACTTACAAGATGATAGAAAAGTTGCAGTAACTTTACCTAGATTAGGTTTTGAAATTACAGGTTTGTCTTATGACCCTACTAGAAAACTTAATAAGATGAACAAGACTATCCGAGTTAAGTCTGGTGAAGATGGTAAAAAAATAAATTTTAATTATACACCAGTACCTTATAATATTAATTTTAGTTTGTATTCTTTCACAGCAACTGCTGAAAATGGTTTACAAATAATAGAACAAATTTTACCTTTCTTTCAACCAGAATATACAGTTACAATGAGAGTTGTACCTGAATTAGATTTAATAAGAGATATACCTATCATAATGAAAGATGTTCAATATGACGACACATATAACGGAGAGTTTACAAGAAGACGAGCAGTAATTTATACATTAAACTTTACGGCAAAAACTTACTTATATGGTCCAATGAGTAACCAAGGTGTAATTAAAACTGTACAATCAGATTTAGGTTCCGATACAGACGCACCTTTACAAAGAGAAGAAAGAATAGTTATTACTCCAAATCCTACAACGGCTGACGCTGATGATGATTTTGGATTTACAACAACAATATCTTTCTATGATGATGGTAAACGATATAACCCAGAGAGTGGTACAGATGAGTAAATTAGAAGAAAATGTTAACGAAATTTTAGGCATAGAAAAAGAACAAGTAAAAGTTTCAGACTTTGAACAACCAAAGGAGTTGGCAGAGGTGAAAACTCCTCCTGTACCTAGAACAATGGAAGAAAAGAAACATGATATTGACCATGATTATGATTATAGTAGAGATAATTATTATAAATTAATTGATAAAGGTAATGAGGCAATACAAGGTATATTAGATATTGCAAAAGAAGGTCAACACCCTAGAGCATATGAAGTTGCAGGCCAATTGATAACTTCGGTAGGTCAAACGGTAGATAAACTACAAGACTTACAAAAGAAATTAAAAGATTTAAAAGAGTTACCTAAATCAGCAAGTGCAAGTATAAAAAATGCTTTGTTTGTTGGTTCAACTGCCGAATTGCAGAAAATGTTAAATAGGAAAAGTGAAGATGAAATTATTGAAAGCGAAGCAATCAATACCGAAAAAGATAAATCTGGAAATAAGTAAAATCCATTTTATCAAGTCCATGACACCTTTGCCAGAATTATTGGAAGGCGAAGAGTTGCAAAACCCTATTGAAGTCAGAAAACATAGTGTTAGCCCTACTCCAAGAAAAGGTGTTGGTGGTGTAGCATATAGTGAAAAAGAATATTCTGTTTTTAGAGGTAGTCAAAGAGTACAGGCTGCTATACAATTAGGATATACTCATATAGAGGGAATTATTATCAATGAATAATCAAAAGTCAGACGCATATTTAGGGAATCCAAATTTAAAAAAGGTTAATATACCTGTTGAATTTACTAAAGAGCAAATAATAGAATATCAAAAGTGTCAAGAAGACCCTTTATACTTTATGGAAAACTATATTCAAATTGTATCCCTTGATGAAGGTCTTATACCTTTTAAGTTATATCCTTTTCAAAGACATATTGTTAGAACGATACACGATAACAGGTTTACAATATGCAAATTGCCTAGACAATCAGGTAAATCAACAACGGTAGTTTCTTATCTATTGCATTATGCATTATTTAATCCTAATTCAAATGTTGCCATACTTGCAAACAAATCATCAACTGCTAGGGATATATTAGGAAGAGTCCAATTGGCATATGAAAATTTACCAAAATGGTTACAACAAGGTGTAATCAATTGGAACAAAGGTAATATTGAATTAGAAAATAAATCGGTAATTGTGGCAGCTGCTACATCAGCAAGTGCAATCCGAGGTGGTTCTTATAATATTATTTTCCTAGATGAGTACGCTTTCGTGCCACCTAATATTGCCGAAATGTTTTTTAGTTCCGTTTATCCTACCATATCAGCTGGTACACAAACAAAGATGATTATTGTATCAACACCTTATGGTATGAATCAATTTTACAAATTATGGGTGGACGCAGAGAATGGCCGTAATGATTATGTACCAATTGAGGTGCATTGGTCAGAGGTGCCTGGTAGAGATGAAAAATGGAAAGAAGATACTATAAGAAATACATCACCCGAACAATTTGCACAAGAATTTGAATGTGAATTTTTAGGTAGTGTTAATACATTAATTAGTCCAGCAAAAATTAAAAATATGGCATTTTTAAATCCTAAAACCTCAAGTGGTGGTATAGATGTTTTTGAAGACCCTATAAAAGAACATACTTATGTTTGTACAGTTGATGTGGCTAGAGGTGTACATAAAGATTATTCTGCTTTTTTAATTATAGATGTAAGTAAGTTTCCTTTTAAAGTTGTTGCAAAATTTAGAAGTAATGATATTAAACCTTTATTGTTTCCTCACACAATTGATAGAGTTTGTAAGGCATACAACCATGCTCATGTATTGGTTGAAGTAAATGATATAGGTCAACAAGTGGCAGAGGCATTGCAATTTGAATTGGAGTATGACAATCTATTGATGACGACTCAACGAGGTAGAGCAGGACAAATTTTAGGTGCTGGATTTTCAGGTAGAGGTTCTGGTTTTGGTGTAAAAATGACCAAACAGATTAAGAAAATCGGGTGTTCAAATATTAAATCTCTAATAGAAGGTGATAAAGTTTTAATTAGTGACTTCAACATTATTGAGGAAATGTCAACTTTTATCAGGAAAGGACAGAGTTGGCAGGCTGAAGAAGGTTGTACAGACGATTTAATGATGTGTTTGGTATTATTTGGTTGGTTATCTAATCAACCATTCTTTAAAGAGATGACGGACATAAATGCTAGAAAGGCATTATATGATGAACAAGTACATCAAATTGAGCAAGATATGGCCCCTTTTGGATTTGTGGATGATGGTATTCCAGACCATGAAAAGATAGAAGTAGATGAGTATGGTACGGTATGGCATCCAGTAGTACGAAAAGGGCAATAAACCTCTGTAAATTGCGTATATTATAAATATCAGTAGGTTGAAATTTGAATATGGGCGTATGAATAATACGAGTATTGAATATTTTAAAATTAGAAACAAGTTAATAATAATTAGCTAATTAAGAGGAGAAAACCTAATGGCATTTCAAGTATCACCAGGTGTTCTCGTACAGGAAAAAGACCTTACTAGAATTATACCAGCCGTTTCTACTTCAATTGGTGCTGTTGCATTCCAAGCAACACAAGGACCTTTGGACGAAGTGACTAGTATTTCTAGCGAACAGGAATTAGTAAGTAAGTTTGGTAAACCTAACTCAACAACATTTGAGGGATTTTTTACAGCAGCAAACTTCTTGCAATACTCCAATTCTTTGAGGGTTGTCCGTGTACAGAATTCATCTGTATCAAATGCTACTGAGGCAGGTAGTACATTTGTAATAAAAAATACTACTGATTACCAAGACAATTACGCTGACGGTTCTGGCGCTGCTGTTGGATTATGGGCAGCTAGAACAGCTGGGGCTTACGGTAACAATCTAAAGATTGAATCGTGTCCTTCTGCTACTGCTTATGAAGAAACTGCTAAAACAACTGTTTCTGACGCAAGTATGAGTGTCGGAGATACTGTTGTTACAGTTGCTTCAGCTACAGGCATAAACGCAGGCGATATTGTAAATTTTGGTGATGAGTATGAATATAGAGTTATTAGTATATCTACTAATGACTTAAACATAGTAAGAAAAGACGAGCCACAATACTTCGGAACTTCTGATTCTTCTGGCTTACATGCAGCCCCAACAAATGGTGCAGCTGTAAGACGAAGATGGAGATATTACGATATGTTTGACAAGGCGCCAGGAACATCACCTTATGCACAAGCAAGAAGTGGTGTTAATGACGAAATGCATATAGTCGTAGTTGACGAAGACGGTGGTATTTCGCAAGTTAAAGGTGATGTTTTAGAAAAGTTTGAAGCTGTATCTAAAGGTTCAGACGCTAAAACGGCACAAGGAAGTACAAACTATTATCCAGATGTGATTTATAATCAATCAAGTTACATTTTTTGGATGGACCACAACAGCTCAGGTACAAACTGGGGTAATGCAGTATCAGGAACAACTTATACTGCTGTAACATCTGTTAGTACAGTTTCACTTTCAAACGGTTCTGATGGAACTTCAGCAACAACAGCACAAAAAATGGCTGCT